GCAACCTGCCCTCCCGGCAAGATTGAGTCGTTGGTGAGTCTGAATGGATTACTCAATCAAACTCTTACGATCACCAAAACGGGAGCAGCTACAGATTTTCACGGGGTTCGCTCCAAAGATTCTGTTGTCACGGAAAGAGCCCGTGTCGAGGCCATCGATGAAACCATTATTGATCTCAACGGACGCGAAGCCTTCGTCAAAGCGAGGATCTTTCTTCGGGCAAACGCCAACATCAAGACCGAGGATATCGTGACTGTGTTGGGGTCAGAGATGGAACTTTTGATTTTGGAGAAAGTCCCTGGAAAAAACGGAAAGATCCACCATCTCGAAGCTAAGGTGGGCCGTAGGAGCCGACCGAGTTGAGCCGTCTTAGAGTCGAACTGAAATGGAAAGGAATCCCCGAGCTGAAACAAAACCTCGATAAATTGGGTGATGACATGATCAAAAAAGCCGAATCGCTTATCACTCGCGAATCAGCTCGAATCTTAGCCGTAGCCATAGATAGGGCCCCAAAGGGGAAAACTGGCCAACTCGCACGAAACGTCCAACTCATCCCCGCCAAGATTGAAGTCGGTATTCGCGGAGCCCAGGCCATTGAAGCCGGGTTTGTTTTCCTTCAGAACTATGCCCATATCCAGCATGAGCGAATGGATTTCCGCCATGAAAGTGGTCGGTCGAAATATGCCGAGAGCGCCATCAAGGATGAGGGGCGGGCTTTTCTCGAAGCCGTTTCAAGGGGAGTGAGGTCATTCCTTGCCTAATGATTGGATCGAAGATGTCGCAGATCTTTTGGAGACAAACGGGATCGGAACCAAGGGCGATACAAGCGGAGCGGATTGGGGAATTTTTGGAGAACTTCGACCGAGTTCAACCCAGGCGAAAGTTATTCAACTCAGTCGAACCGGAGGGATTCCATTCCAACCTTTCATCCAAGGACTGCGAAGATACACTTTCCAAGTTATGGTCGTTGCTGAAAAAGATGATTTCGAGTCTGGTCAGCAAAAGGCCGAAGAGATATACTCATTATTGGCGGGCAACGTTGGATTGGTTTCAAACCGGACGTTTGATTACTTCACCGCCATACAGCATCCCGAGTGGTTGGGATTTGACGAGAACGCCAATTTTATGATTGGCAATAATTATGAAACTCAAATAAGGGAGTAAACGATGACATTACAGGCCGGAACATTAGCAAATATACAAAACGATATTGTCAAGGTCACTTACGGCGGCGTTGACCTTGGTTTCACCACAGATGGAATCGATGCCGAATTCACGCCGGAAATGGAAGACTTGCTGGTTGATGAGTTTGGGGCCTCGCCTATGGATATCATGGGAAACGGCGCGAACTTCACCGTAACCATGAGATTGTCTGAGTATTCGACTTCTCTCCTGGTAGATATGATGCCCGGCGCAGAGCGCGATGTTGACGGCCCCGATTCAAGAGTGACCTACGGAAGATCCGCAGGATATCGGTTCAGGGATTTCGCCAAGACTCTTCTACTTCACCCGATCAAACTAAGCGCATCCGACAAGAGCCGGGATATCTTGATGCATCTTGGGGTTGTCACCGAAGGACCGACTTGGAGACTTGTCGGAAACGAACAGAGAGTTGCCGAAGTCACCTTTAGGGCTCTTTTGGACGAAACAAAGCCCGAGGGAGAACAAATGTTCATCCTTGGCGATGCCGATGTGACAGCCGATGCCACACCGCCAACAATCGCAAGTTCCAATCCGCTGGATGCCGCAGCGGGTGTCGCTGTTGGAACCAACTACGTCTGGACATTCGACGAAGCTTTGGATCCAAACACCGTCAATACAAGCAACTTCATGTTGTTTGAGACTGACGGGCCTGCTGTAGCCGGTGTTGTGACTTACAACCAATCAACATTCGAAGTCACGTTCAACCCCGGTTCAGATTTATCGGCGGCAACAGCACATGACGCAATCGTTTCAACGGGAGTCAAAGATGTGTCGGGCAATGCGCTCGCCGCAGCCGATTCCCGTCAATTTACAACTGCCTAAGATAGGGAGGTCAGCGCATGGCGAGTGAAACTGATTTGACCGAAAAGAGCGTGCCAAAAGACGGCAAGATAGAACTGTGCGGGCGGAACGTGTTGATCAAGAGAGTCCCTCTTGGTCAACGCCTCCGTCTTGCGCGGATTTTCTCAGCGGGCCTTGCATCCGTTATCAAAAATCAAAAGGATGCTTCCGATATCGACATGACTCAGCTATTGGGAAATTTGCCGGATATTATGGGCATGGTCGAAACCCACTGGAAAGATATCGTGACCATCGGCACGGATCTCACCATCGAAGAACTCGATCGGCGGGGAGAACTCGAAGATATCGTGACCATTTGCAAAAAGGTTTTTGAGGTCAACGGTTTCATGGATTCAATGCAAAACCTGGGAAAAGTAGTCGGCGAGATCCGGCTTGGCTCCAAAAGCAAATCGCTTATTTCGGGAGGGAATGCGGTTGGAGCAAGCAGGAAGTCCTAGAGCTTTTTCCTGAAGAAATCCCCGAGATCGTCAAGGCGATCGAATCGGGGAAGGAAAGAGACCTCGCCATGGATATCCTGGGACACGCAGAATCCTCGGCAGCGCCCCACATGAAAAAGAATGCATTTCAATCCTTTATTGGGAAATGGAAAAATACCCTAATGAAAGCGATCAAATATGGCGTTTGAAGTTGGCGCGGTAGTCGCCCGCCTCGAACTCATCACCCGGGATTTCTCTCGGGGAATCAAAAAAGCCGAAGAGGAAACAGCCGATCTCCGAATGGCCTTGGAGCAAGTCTCTGGGGCTTTCAGCAGAGTTGCGGCTGTCTCTGGGGCGGCTTTTGTCGCAATCACGGCAAGCCTCGGTCTTGCTTCGAGAACGGGAGCGAAGTTCGAGGAAGCCATGGTCAACGTGGGAGCCGTCACGGGGGCTACCGGGGAAACCTTAGCCGAGCTTTCCGATATCGCCATTGAAACAGGCGAGGCGACCATCTTCTCGGCAGGGCAAGTGTCCCAGGCGATGTTTGCCTTGGGTTCTCAGGGCGTCAAAACTGCCGGTCAATTCAAGAATCTACTCAAACCCGCTTTAGACTTAGCGGCGGCGGCTCAAGTAGATGTAGCTTTCGCTACAGAAACCGTTTTGGCGAACCTTAGAGCTTTCAGGCTTGATTTTGTTGAAGCAGGTCGGGTTGCCAACATCTTTTCCGCAGCGAATGAAAACTCAGCCCTAACGGTACAAAAATTAGGCGTGGCTCTAACTCCTGTGGCTCCTATCGCTGGAGCTTTGGGAATAGGGATCGAGCAAGTCACCGCAGCTCTAGGCGTTCTTGTCGGGGCGGGTTTTGATTCCGCAGAAGCGGGAACGGCTCTGAGAAACATATTACTTCGAATCCAAAAACCCGCTGGGGCAGCAAAAAAGATTCTTGATAAGGTTGGACTTTCCACAAAGAAATTAGGGAAACTCAGCAAGGACCCAACCAAGCTCATCAAGGCTTTGGCAAAGGCGAATCTATCCAACGCAGATGCCCTGGAGATTTTTGGGACTCGGGCCGTGGCTGCTTTCCTGACTTTGAGAGAAGGCGTTGGGGATATGGAAAATCTCCAAAGAGCCATCACGGGCACAGATTCCGCCTCAAGAATCGCCGAACAACAATTATCCGCAACAACAGCCCAATTCAAGCTCATGCTTTCGGCTATTGAGGGCGTGGCTATTGGGATTTTCACCGCTTTGCAGCCCGCCATCAATGTCATCATCACTCAGGCCAGAAACATCGCATTGGGCGTGTCCACGTGGATCAAGAAAAACAAAACGCTTGCCGCAGGAATTGCCATCGGAGCGGCAGCTATCACGGGATTCACGGCGGCATTATCGGCCATGATTGCGGTTCTTGCCACGGCAGGAGTGGGAATTGTTGCCTTGAGAGTTTCCATGGCAGGATTCAAGGGGGCCATTCCAGGGGTCATTGCAGGAATGAGCAAAGTCAAAACGGCCGCCGCCTTACTCGGTAAAAGTCTAGGTCTTGTCGGTCTCGCTGGAACCATTGGTTTTGCCCTCGGAAAAACGATCGATATCATCGTCAAAGAGAGCTTCCCTGGATTGTCCAATGCCATCAATGATTTCATTGCTCAACTAGCTGGATTTGATAAAAAGCTCAAATCTCAAATAACGGGTCTCAAAACGTTCAACAAGACAGTCGAAGATGTTGCCGAAACATTTATTACAACATTGTCCAGGGGATTTACCGGAGCCGCAGAGAGAGCCGATATCTTAGAACAATCTTTCGAAAACGTCGGGCTATCCCTTGCGAAATTACCAACCCAAACCAGAGAAGCCTTTGAAGCTTTCAGGGACGGGAAAATAACAGCCGATGAATTGAGAGATTCCCTTATCAGCCTAGAAGAAACGAGAAAGACGATCCAAGCCGAGAGAGGCGAAGGCCTCGACTTAGCGGATCAACAGGCCGAGTTTGAACTCCAACAGCAATTCATTGAACAGGAACTCGGATTCATAGATCAAAGAATCGAAGGCGGACAAGCGATTCTCACCCAGAAAGAGCAAGAGAATGCTTTGCAGGATGGTTTTCTGGAAAAGTTGGGCCAGACAGTAAACCTCGAAGGCAAACTCAATACGGTGATCGGAGGCGTTCTCGCCGGGACACAAGATTTGAATGAGTCTTTCGGGAAATTTATAAAGA